GTTTCGCTCAGCAGCCCTCCAGAAAGCCTACCCCCTATGCGGTCATGCCTAGATTCTGCGCACGCGACGGCGTTATGCCCGGCTCTCTGCGTTCGTCTTCTTCTGGTGGCAATGCGCGCACAAACACTGGCCGCCGGCTACGTCATATCGCGACACCCCATTAACGCAGCGGTCGCTGCCGGCGACCACTGGCGAGATGTGATCGGCGTGCGCCTCTCCCTTCTTGGTGCAGAGCATGGAGCACCGGCGGCATCGCCATCCATCGCGGGTCAGCACAGCAAGACGCCACGCGAAGTGACGCTTGTCACAGTACCCACGGGAGGCAGCGTTCGGCCTAGACTCCGGCAGACTTGCTGGCCGGAGCCGAGCCTGCCGGAATCGGGGCACCCGCGTCGGCATGCGTCAACTCTTCAGCGTCACGATCCCAGTGGTGCCGGTCGAGTTCGTGGTGCCACTCGCGATCCGCAGGAACGGCACGGCAAACGTCTCGTCAGGCAGCGGGTAGGCCCGGCCCTCAGTCGTGCTGGGACTCAGCGTGATCTCGCAGGCCGACCCGTCCACCTTCCGCAGACGACGGTACGGCCCGGCCTCAGCCGACGCTGACCACATCTGGAGCGTGGTCGCGTTGGTGCTCATGGTGCCCAGATCGACCACGCCGCCGGCAAAGTCCTCGAGCCGCAGCGTGGTGCAGAGCGAGGTGGCGGTGTGCAGGGTGATCGAGACTTGGCGGGCACGCCGCCGCAGCTTCACTTCCGACATGGCATATCTCCTGGGTAGGCACGGGGGATGGCCCGCGACGCGGCCTCATCAGCCATCCAGCGTAGGCGTCAGATCCCGTAACCTTGCAGCCTCAGCCTCTAGTTCCTCCAGGCGGTCGGCAGCTTCGAGCAGGGCGGCACGCTGAAGCCGCACCACCTCGTCAACGTGCTGGAGGTGCACGGAGAGGTAGATATTCCCGTGGTATGACGCGAGCGTGCGGAGCTTGTCGGGAAGCGAGTGCATGACGGAAGGATATGGCGGTCGTCAATCGTCAGGCGGCTCCGGCAACGGCATCCAGTGGCTCACGTCTTGCAGTGCCGGGCGTGCCATCGCCCCAACCTCGCACTCGTAGGTGATGACCTTCACATCAACGTAGGCGTGCGGCCCGTGATGGTGGACAACGAGGTAGCGTCCCTCAGGGGGCTTGCGTTCGGCGACGGGAATCCATGCCGGCTGGCTCATGCGCTTCTTCGCCGCAGTAGCGTCACTTCAGCCAGGCCACGCAGGGGGCTGCGGGAGCGGCATCCAGTGGGTCGCCCTGCCCATAACAATGCTCACGTCCTCAAGGAACTCCTCGCCAAAATAGGGGCATCTCCAATGCCCCTGAAACATATGGGCAACCGTAACCGAGCGATCTGCCGGGTTATCTCCCTGGACGAAAACGGCAACGGCAATGCGCTCCTCTGGCAGCCGCTCCGTCACCGGAATCCAACCGTCAAGGATCGCTTGACGGTTCGCCGCAGAACCAGCGGATGCAAGAGACGGCTCAGCCGCGCCGTGCGTGTTGTCATCGCTCATCGTTCGCCGCTCCTGATCCTTGGCGTTCTACGGCTATCCGTTGCCGCACTCTTTGCACGCCGGTTTCTGGCCATCGCTGGCAATCTCCTGCGGAAACCTGTACTTGCCGCACCGCGCGCATCGTCGCTGCCTAAGTCCAGCCTTGTACTGAATGGCGGCCCACTCATCCCAATCGCAATACCCGGAAGGCGGTTGATCTCCCGGCTTATATGGCCCACCCGAGAGCGTGATGAATCCAACTCTCCGACCGCGTGAATCCGTGATTGAAGCATCCATTGGAAATCCACAACGCTGGCGACCTATGGCTCCAGAATGAAGGCTGCGATGTGCCGCCCCGTCCCCTTGCCCTTGGATCCGTCCTCGGTTGCGTGCCACCTAACGTCGCCAAGGTTTCGCACCTTCGCTGCCCCGCAGGCGGCAAGCATCATCAGAACCCACTTGTCCACCGGGTACACCACCACCGACAACTTGCCCTTCCGCTGCTCCTCAATCGCCTTTCGCATCCATGCCGTTGGCCCCTTCTTGCGGCCGTTGTGGATGATGGATCCGAATGGCGGGTTGACGTAGTTGCTGCTCCCCCACTCGCAAGTAAGTCCGTCGAATCCAGGTGGCACAGGGTACGGGCATGGGTCAAAGTCGAAATGAAACTCGGCGTCCAGTTCGGCGTATAGCTCTGGTGGCGTCAGCCAGTAGTGTTTGCCGTCGTCTCCGTTGCCGACGTGGAACTTGTTGAGGTGAGGCGGGAGCGTGCTCTGGTGCGCCGCCGTAGAACCAAGCGATGGAGCAGACGGCGGGAATGGAGTCCAAAGTGATAGCTGCGTCATGTGTCCGCCGCTGCTCATCGCCAGCGTTCTGTGGCTACTTGCCGTCCGTTGGCGGGGCCGGGAGCGGCATCCAGTGGGTCGGCGGGTCTATCGGTTCTGGGTAGCAGAACCAACCCGCTTCACGATCAATGCCGCCTCCGCTGCTGGCGTCGTGCCATTGGCACTCGAAGACCGGGTCGCCCGGACGCCACCCGAGGACCGACGTGCCATCTTGCGGCAGTCGTTCGCCCACCGAAATCCATTTGCTTTCCATGCCCGCACTTTCGCTCGGTAACGCCTCTTCACACCGCCGACAGTAGCGGAGTCTCAATGTACGCGCCCCACTGGTCGGCCATCGCCGCTGCGATCCCTTCGTAGGTCTTGCTTCTGATCTTCCAGCGGTCGGGCGACGGGGCCAGTTTGTTCTGCCCGCTCGCGGTCTGGTTCTCCCAGCGATCCCGGTGCTCCAGCACGTTCGTCGCCCGCAGATGAGGCAAGCCCTTTAGCCAGAGACAGGTAGCCTTCGACTCTGGGTGGCCGAACTGCCAAGGCTGGATGGTCTGGTCGGGCTTCCGCCAGAGCGATGACATGATGCAGACCGGGTTTTCTATGGCAATGTGCGGTATATCGGCCTTTGCTAGCCGCATGAAAAACGACACGCTCGCCTGCTGCCTGCCGTCCATTCGCTTCGCTTGGAAGTGCCTCGCCCCGCTTACGGACAGGTCGGTGCATGGCGGGTGGGCGATCATCAAGTCCCACGGGTAGTCCAGAACATCGCGGACATCGCCTTGGTAGTGCGGGCCGGGCGTCTCGGTCGGCAGAAGGTCGCATGACATCGCCTCATGCCCGAGAGCCAAGAAGGCGTCCCGCACGGCACCACTGTACTCACAAGCGATCAGCACCCTTGCCATGACCGCAGATTACCGAGCGTGGCAACTGGGTCAACGCTCGTTCAGAAGCGCGACCGCACCTGATTTCTATCGTTTGGTCCGCTCCAGAAGCGCCCGCAGCGCTGACGAAATACGCAGGCACTCGTCCTTGTCTGGTGGACGATGATGGCCGATTGCACTCAGTTCTGAGTCGGCAGCGACAATCGCTTCCAGTTCCGCGTCGGTGAGCGTGAGCCGATGGCTCCAAGAATCAACGGTTTGTAACGACCCGTCCTCGTTCACTCCGATGATCGGCCGTGCTGGCGTCCACTTGTCCATCGCGTCCCTCTCTGATTTCAGTAGCGCAATTGCTAAAAGTCGCCGCCGCATGACCCAGAATCAAAACTGCTTCCTGAGTCATACGAGCCACTGTCGTAACTGCTGCCTCCAGAATCGTATGAACTAGAGTCATACGACCCAGCCCCAGAATCTACCTCCGGCGTCTGGTGGCAGTGGTGGTCTTCCGATGTGTTCATCATGTCGCCAAGCATCCCTCCAGCGAGGTTGCCGCCAAGCAATCCGCCTACAAGTCCGTCGTTCGTGGCGTAGCCGAGGGCAACAGACTGCACAAAACCATCGTCAGACGATGCAGGCACGGCAGTGACGATTGCGTGCTTCGGCTTCTTTTTTCTGAGCCAGCCAAACATGGAAACTCCTTTGGTTTCGTAGATAAGAAACGTCTTTACCTGCGGCGTGTAGTGTCAGGTTCCTTCGCAAAAAAACTGCCGGATCATACGTGCAATCCGACGAGATTCGTTGCATTTTGCATATGTTGCGGGCGTAACATATCGAATCAGATATGTTTCACAAACGAGATTCTGTAAGCATTAGCGGTGCATTTCTCTTACAGAACAGAGCCTGTCACTTTTCGACAGTTTGTGTAGTGCCGGTGCCTGCGGGTCGCGGTGCCGGTTTATCTTTCCGGTCGCTGCCGCAAGCTGTCGCCGCCGGCGCGGCGTTGCTGTCCCGCTCGGGATCGTCGGCATCGAAATCGCACGTTTTCGACTCGGTCTGTCCCGCTCGGGAAATCATACGAGAAGCTCCACAAGCTCATGCGGGATCAACTCGCGAACGGCTTCCAGTTCGCGTGTCGCCTCGTCACCGATCTCGGCGTATTTGAGCCGGCCCCGAATCGCCTGCTGGATCGCCTCCAGGGCGATCAAGGCGTCCCGGCCCGCGAGGCAGTACCGATGCTCGCGGGCGTCGTCGGGGTCGCTGCAATCGAACCGGAGGATGGCTTGCATGACCGCAGCCTATGCGATGCGTCAATCGGGTCAACGCTCGTTTTATCGCGATTTGCGATTAGCGAAATGCCACTGGGGCGGCCCACTCGTCGCCAAGCCGTTGTCGGGCTGCGTTACGTCTCGCCCCTGCCCGCCGCCAGCCTGCGCGAGGCGTTAGCTCCAGTGTGGCACTGGGCGACTGGCGGAAGGCTTAGTGTTTTGGTCTGTACTCTGTGGGTGTACGGTCACTCGCGCGGCGGATCGGGCGGGAGCAACGCGACCGCTTCGGCCCAAGGCAGCACCTCCACCGCAGCGCTCAGCACCGTCTTGTCCGCAGCCTCCCACATTGCGTGCAGAAGCCCGCCGGGTTCGATCTCTGTGAGAACATCGGCACACAGCATCAACCGCCCATCGGTCAGCGTGCGAGGCACAGGGACGCAGTTAGGCGAGCCATAAACCGCGTGCAAATCCGCGAGCCGAAAGGCAAGCTGCGAATTGAAAACCAACGCGAGGCTCTTAGCTTCGGCGTCAGAGATTGGAAGTGTCAGTTCGCTTAGTTTCATGTTCGATTTAGTGCAGAGCGGAAAGCTGACATTGCGGTTGTGTAAGCAGACACTTGCGATGCAGTCATAGTTTGTCCGATTGAATACGCACTTATCCGTGCGTTGACCCTCTCGCCCACAGTTTGAGCCGCGCCATGCGCCCCGCCAAAAACGGCGAAGCCGTGCGCGTCTGGGTAGGTGATGGATGTTGTTGCGTCAGTGCCTTCGGGTGCGCCATTGCGATAAAACGTAGGCCAAGCGCCGACAAGGTGGCCGGCACCAATGTCGGATGCGTTTATCAAAGTCCCAAAATCACCAGAGTACGGGCCGTAGACGCCAAACGTGCAGCATCTATTTGTGCTGCCCGTTCTGGCGTCCAAGTTTGCAAGCCAACCGCCAAAAGACCCCGTCTCACCGGCCTGCCTGGCTCTATAGACGCTGATTATTGAACGAAAGCTGGTTTGCGTGTTTGCAGAGCGAATGTCTGCCGATAGGTGTAGATTTGCCGCTGCGGTGACGTTGCCAGGAACCCCAGTCAGCAGTGACTTGGTGCTTCCATTGCCTTGCAATCCAGCCGACGATCCTGTGTTATTGAAATCAGTGCCGACGAAATTGTTATTGGTATCGGTGACAAGTCCACGCGCCGACGCCGTCAGGCTCTCAGCCCTATAAAGCGGCACCAGAGCCGCCGCAAGCTGGTCGCCGCAGAACAGGTTCAGCCGGTAGAAGCGGTCGCGGATGCCAGCGGCGTTGATGCTGGCACAGAACGTCGAAACCGCCGCCAGCGTGTTGCTGCTGACGGTGCCGCCGTTGGTCGTGACGCGGGTCACCCAGTCCAGGGCGTCCGGGTGGACGGCGGTGCCGCTGGCTCGCGGGCGCAGGAGTCGTGGGCTAAGTGGCATGGCGCGGCGTTACTGTAGGGATGTAAGGTCGTCAGTTCTGGTCGCGCCCAGCGTCGGTGCCGGTCGCGGTCATCTTCGGCTGTAGGGCGTACAGGAGCTTCGTCTGCTCCGTGATCGCCTTGGCAATCTCTCGCTGCGTCTCCCGCAGTTCCTTCACCGTTGTACGGTGTTCGTCAAGCAACGGGATCAACAGGTCGGTGCGGATGAACCACGCCAGAAACACGGCGACCAGTGACGGGAAGCCGTACTTCGAGAGCAGCTCGAACATGGTGTCTTTGGCGGCGTCGGTCATTTCGTTAGCTCATGTTGCATCACTGTCAGTAGCGCCCGATGTGACAGTCGCTCCAACCACCACTTCACGAGCCACTGTACTACTGCGACCGCAACGGCTTGCAGCAGGAACACCCAGATGAACCCGTACTCGCCAGGCTCCTGTCCGCTCATGGCCTGATGCTCACGCTTCACCGCAGTAAGCAGGGCATGCACGTAAACGTCACGCTGCTGGTTGTCGCGGCAGGCCGTGAGGTAGTCGCCAGACCAGTTGGCGACCGACAACTGCACGAGGTCGTTCACGGCGGCTCGGCCCACGAGCCTCTTGCGGATCGGCGGCAGGGCGGCCCAGCATGCTGACTGGAGGTCGGCGAGCGTCATGGCCGGCACTTTCCATCTGGGCAGGGCTGAGCCGCCTTCGGCTTTTTGCAGACGCAGGTCGGCGGGCATGGGCACGGCGTGCGGTGGCCGTCGCCATGCGTGATGTATCCCGTGCCTTTGCATTGCGTGCAGCACTCGCCCGGCTTCGGTGCAGGCTCGGGGGCGGGCGGCAACTGCCGCATCCGCACAACCTCCCGAGCCACCTCACACGCTAGGTCGGCGGTCAACGAATCATCGGCGGGCAGGCTGGCGACGCAGCCCACGAACGCCACCGTCAGAACGATCAGCCACCGAGTCACAGGATGCCTCCAGTCCAATCGGGCAACTGCTTGGCAGGCCATCCGTTGACGCCAGAGAACGCGATGGCGTATCGGCCTTTGCAGTCCGACCATCTCGACCAGAACGCCCCATGCGGGATCTCAAGCTGCGTGCCAAGGACCGACCGGCCACCGCTGTTCCACTTTCCCCAACTGTTTTGGATCAGCACCAGCGGTTCGCCGTAGGCCCGCTTGATTTCGTCGCGGTCATCGACGCCAAGGTAGGCGAGAGCGTGAGCCCAGCCCTGCGAAGTGCGGCGGCTGACGCCGTTGGAATCCCTTGTCTCTGACCACGATTCGCCACCACACGAAGAGATGCAGTAGCCGTTCGCCAAAAGGTCTCGCACTTCCTCGAACGTCCTGGCCCTGGTCGCCGTTCGCACGAGATGCTCAGCCCCGATCTTGCGAATCTCGGCCCCCGGCTTGGACGCTCCCCACTTACCAGCCAGCTTGCCGTCGTACCGCGTGAGGTCGATGCCGAGTTGTTCGTACCGCTTGCGGAGCCACAGGCCTGACTCTTTCAACACCACTTCGGCGGCGTGGTCGCAGCTCCACCCGTCCCCACCGTGCGAGCGAAACCAGTAGATCGCTTCACACGAGAGCACGCCGTCTCGGCGGGCCTCGTCGCTGATGTCTGGGGCACCCTCACGCAGGCCCGTCACCTCGTCAGGCTGGCCAGCGGCGATCTCGCAGGCGAGCGTGCCTAGGCAGGCGTTCCGCGTCGAGTGAGCCACACAGTCGCCACGGGTCTGAGCCGACGCGGGCAGCGAGCCGGGGAAGACTTGCTCGATCACGGCCCACGGAGCCGACAGCTTGCCAGCCCCGGAGCCGACGAGCCCGTAGCGGCGACAGGTCGTGCCGCCGTCCGGTGCCTGTCCTTGCTGGAGAAGGTACTGCGTCAGCCTCTCAGACGCGGCAGGATCGGCGTATACGCCGACCAGCCCACGCAGATACTCCTCCTGAGGGTTCCACGGCATGGGGTCACCCTCGCGGCGGCAGGGCCGCCCAGGCGATGGCGCGGCACAGTTCGGCAAATTCCTTCCGCAGTTCCGGCGTCACCGTCACCACGTCCTTGCCGATCACGTTGGCAAACGCGGCCTCGGTCGCCTCCCGCAGCCCGGCGTACTTGCCCGGCTGGTTGCCACCGATCCGACGCCAGCCAATGTCGAGAGCCAGAACGACGAACGCCCGCAGCGAGCGAGTGTCGGTGAAGACCACCTCGCCCACGATGGCATCGCCGCCGACCACGACCGCCGCCTTCGTCCACAACTGCGCCCAAAGCATGCGGTCTGACATAGGGGCAGAGGCGAACGCATCTGCCACCGGCTTCACTTTCAACTGCATCGCATCACTCGGCGTCTCGACCTTCACCGACTGCACCACGCCCGGCAACGCCAGCGACGGCATCGGCACCTTGCCCCACGCCGCCGCGACAATCAGAGCGGCTGCTGCAATCCGTGCGAGGAGTCCGGCTTTTTCTTTGCCGGCTTCCAACGCACGGTGCGCGAGGGCTTGGATTTGTGCCCGGTAGGGAGCAAGCAATAGAGCCGCCGCAGCAAGTACGGCAGCGGCACGAAGCGAAGAGTCATTCACCGACGCATCCCTTCGATCTTGTCCACGGCCCACCTGACCAGCTGCTCGCCCTCTTTGGTTTTGAGCAGGGCCGCGACGTGCTTTACCAACTCGTCGTCCAGGCCGCTGTCGGTCTTGCTTGCCAGCCATTCGCACGCTTCTCCAACCACAACCGCCTTGGCATACGGATCAAACGCCGAGAGGTAGCGCTGCCCGAACGTCAGGAGCGGGGCGAAAGAATTCAGCAGCGCGAGCTTCTCCCAAATGGTGAGGTTCGCACCGTACTGCCCGACTTCCTCGGGCGTCATTTCAAAAGCGGGCATGGGCGTCAGTCCTCCTTCTCAGAGTCTGCCGGTTCATCGCCCGCCTCTGGCAGAGGGAAAACGACCGTGTCGTTTATCCAGTCCCAGAGGTAATCCCACGTGGCTTTTGCGTCCTCGCGCACTTCGGCAAGCGAAAGCGTGTACGGCTGCCGCCAGATTTCCTCGGCCTCCCCGACGACCTTACCGCCCTCGGTCTCCATCCTGGCGTAGATGTAACGACGCCCAAACTCGAGCGTGATCCGCCGGTCGATGTAGTCCTTGTCGGCGGGCATCAGTCATCCCACGACTCCATCGCGTCGCGGGCCTCGTCGGTGAGTTCAATTCTGGTGAGCGAAAACATCGTCGGCTTCGTCACCTGCCGCTCATGTCGCGTCGCTTCCGTCCACGATATTTGCACGCAGGTCACTCTTGCAGCGATCATCGGCGCGAGACTCAGGCTCGACTCCGATGCCGCAATCTCCTCTGGCGTCGGTGCCGCAAGCCGCTCAGGCTTCTTCCGCAGCTTGCGGTCGTGACGCTTCGGCAGATGCCAGTAGTCACGAAGACGCACGACTTGGTCGCGGCTCACCGAGTAGCGGTCGCACAGATCACGCATCGTCACATGCGCCATCCAGTCGGCGTGAAACGCGGTGACGACGATGGTGGCGGTGTTACCGCGTGGCATCCTTGCTGCTCATTTTTTCTTTCGAGTCTTTGCAGGAGCCGTGATCCTAGCCGCGTATGCAAATCCAAACATTCGCTGCGGCTCTGGAGGCTTTGCGCCCTTTTTGACGTTGTCCATGGCCCACATTGGCCTGAGATTCTTGTAGTTGAACGCAGCTAATTGCTGCTTTTCATCGCGCAAATCAAAAAGAGCAAGCGGGATGATGTGATCTATGTGCCACTTCCCTCTGTTATCCCAGCTCATTCCGTCCGTAAACTGCGACTCAATATGAGCAACCAAAGTATCGATGTCGCATCCGACATATGCGATTGTTCTGCCGCTTTTGGGCTTTTCTCTGTTGTTGAGTACTCCGCACAAGCGAACGCGAACTCTTTGCCGAAGCCAGAACGCATAATCAGTTGAAAGTTTTTTCTTTACATACCGAAGGTTGTATTCCCTTACGCGATCTTTATTCCTTTTCCGCCATGCCGTTTCTCGGACGCGGTCGGCTTTTGCCCTCCGTTTAGCAGCTGCCTTTCCTTGCTCTCGCAGCCTGTCCCTATTGGCCTTGTAATATGCTTTTCTGCTCTCACGAATCCTGTCTGCATTTTTTTCTGCATACTCCCTCGATCTCTGCAAAATCCGATCTTTGTTCGCTTGGTAATAGGCTTTTTCGTATGCGGATCTGGCCCGCTTTCTTGCCAGAAGTTCTTCTTCTTTTGGCTGTGTAGAATCAGCCATAGCCATCTCTCCTATGTCAGTAGGGGTGCTGGTTAGAGACGGCGGCGGGCTGCAATCCCGTCGCCGTTTCGTCTTTTTATACCCCCTCACTAGGCGGATCACAACTGTGCATCCATCGCATAAACGTCCTTTGCGATGGGTTCACGAACATTCGCTTCCCTGTCTTTTTGGCGATAGCGCGATGCGCCGAAGTGTGTTCGCAGTCCGATGAGCCGTCGTACTCCGCGTGCAGGTAATCCTCTGTCCTGTAGATGCAGAGTCCGCCGAACGCGCTGGCGACCACGACTGGAGATGATCCGACAGGCGGAAGCCAGTTGTGTTTCCAGCCTCCTTCTCCTCGCGTGTAGTCGTCAAAATAAACATCTGGCTGACCAATCCCCCTGGCTGCCCAGCAGTCGTAGTGAAGCCAGGAGCGGCTCACCACGGGATGGCCGCGATCGTCTTGCTTTAGCGATGGATGCTCGAGCAGCGACACGCTGGCCATTCCGAACGCACCCTGTAAATCAACCATCCAGCCGATGCCGTTTAGCACGCCGTCATGCCACCAACCGCCCCAGGCGTCGAAGTCCACCGCCATCACGTAGTCGCAGTCGGCGGCGTTTTCCCGCACCCATCGCTGGCACGCCGTGCGGTACTCCGCAAGCTGCACCGTTCGACGCCCGCCGAACTCGCCGCTGTAGCTCTCTCGCCCGAGACGCTGTGAAGCGAACGTCGCCTGCCGATACTCTGAGGCGAAGTCGGCGAGCACCTGCACTGTGTCGTCGGCCGAGTCGTTTTCCTCAATGTGCAGCCGCCACGACTCACACTCGCCGGCTATCCGCAGCACGCGAGACAGGTTGCCGGCGAGGGCCGATGCACAGTCGCGGGCCAGCCCGACGAAGCACACCTTGGCATGCCGCAGCCGGTAGCGGCCAAGCTGCACCTGGGCTGCGTAGTCTGCCGCGAACTCCGGCAGCGGCAGCACCAGATGCTCATGCACCTGCGGCGCGGGAGGCAAGATCGCGGATCGTTCCAAGCCTGTCGGCATATTGGGTCACGTGCATGAAGTAAGGACTGTCGCACTTGCGTCGGTCTGCTGGGTGATGGTTCCACTCAGGCCCGAGAAACGTTGTGCGGTGATAGAGCGTGGTCGGTGTGTCAAGCCGGCCGACCGGCCCCGGCTCTACCGCGTAGCCCATCAGCCGCATGATGGCGGCCTGCTCCCACCACGGGTGATGCGGGAACTCTGCCCCAATGTTCCACGCCTTGAGCAGCACGTCTTGCATAGCCTGCGTCACGGCCCACACGCCGCAGTTCGGGACGCGCCCGCACTCGGTGTGATGTTCAACAAGAGCGTGATCCGTATCGGGCCTCAACTCTACGAACACATCATGCCACGGCTGGATGATCACAACATCGGCATCGAGCCAGAGTACGCGGTCAAAATAGCCGAGCATGCCATGAACAACAGGTAACTTGCTCCACGACGCAGGCCGTTGGCTCTGCAACTCAAACGACCGAAACTCACAGCCGTGTCGCTCCGCATACTTCGCCATGAGCGGAGCCGTGATCTCGCTCATCTGCCGATGCTCGTCGCCGCTCCATCCTGTGACGATGCACGCTTTCACTTGACCCCCACGAACATCTGCCGGCCGCGAGCGTCAGGCTCAAGAACCATCGTGCGGCCGAAGCGCTTGGCTATTGCGGACTGCGAGGTCGGCGACAGCTGCTCCCAATCGTGAATCGCGAGCGTGTCGCACAGCCCGGCCGCAGTGAGGTACTCAGGCAAAACGGCATCGCCATGGCATGCGTCGTGAAAGATCATGTCCCACGGCTCCAGCCCAAGCTGGCAATCACGCAGGAACCGCCCGGCATCGGCCTGCACCGGCTGGATGTTCTCCAGTTCGAGCAGCGCCCAGTACGCCACGCGATCCGCCTCACAAACCGTGTCGCACAGATCCACGCTGACGACCATCGACTCTGGAGCCGCGATGGCGAGCGCCGCCGTACTGATGCCGGCGTGGCTCCCAAGCTCAAGAATCCGCCAGCCATCCTGGCCGGCGACGATCTCGCACAGAAACGCAATGTGCTCTCGCGCAGTCGTCATCTGGTGCGAGTCATCGACGCCGGCCAGGTATTCCTCATAGGTCATGGCGTCACTCGTAGCGGATCACGGCGAACCAGCCGCGGCGAACTGGCGACCACGCCACCGCTTTCTCAACGATGCGATACCGCCCGTAGTAGCAGCACGACCGCAGGGCCGCATCGGGGCCAGCCGTCGAGAATCCGATCCCTTCACGCCGCCCGCCGTTGCGGCCACAGTGCCGCAGGATGCCCGTGCGTGCCATCTCGTCGGCATCGATCTGGGCCGACGAGATATTCACGCGGCGAGCGTAGATGTTCGTGTCGGCGGAAGCCGAGCACGCGAGCATGGCCAGGGCAAGAGTCAGGATGAAACGCATGGTCACTCTCCGTGGTGAAATTCGCCCGTCCGTGGGCGACGTGCGGAGAGTCTGCCGAGAGTGTCAAGCGATCCGAACCGTCGTGCGGCCTTGGTTGCCGTAGCTCTTCTCGACCACCACTCGCCCGACCTGCGTATCGTCCACCCACGCCACGCCATTCAAGGCGTCCTCTATCCCCTTGAGGCAGTTCGAGCAGTCCGCCCGCGGCAGCTTCGGAGCCGTTGCCTTCAGCCCGCTCTTCAGGAAGTGGCTCTTCGGGCGGGCGAACACGAGATCGACAATCAGCGTGATTGGGGCCGCGTCAGTCGGCGTCGCACCGGCCTGCCGGGCGGCGGCAGCAATCGCCGCCCGGTAGGAGTGAATCGGATGGCTTGCAGGCGTATACGCATGCCCGTGCCGGCCGCGAGTGGAGATGCGTGGCCGCGGCTGCGGCACTGGATCGCCCGGCACCTCGAATGAAATCGCTTTCATTCCGGCATCGTGGCGATGCCGTCAAGCAACCCACTCGCCAGCGATCTTCAACTCACGAATTCGCGACAGCACCCACGGCGATAGCTCGAGCGTCTCCATCGGCTCGGGCTCGCCCCAATCGTCTGGACAGCCGCCAATCTCATGGCGAACCACGGCAGCACGCTTCGGCAACGCATGCTTCTTCGCCAGGAGGTACAGCTGCTTGTCGGTGATCCCGAGCTTGCGGGCCACCTCAATCGTCGTCAGCCGCTGGTCGGCCCACGCGGCGAAGAGATTCTTCACTGGTACCGCGCTGGCCCGTTTCATCATGCGGGCGTTTGACTTTCGTACGGGCACTGCATCAAACAATCCGGCCATCGTCGCTTCCTACTTGGTGTGTTGGATGATGCCGCCGCGCCGACCCGATGCCGACGCGGCGGCACTGTCAGTCAATCCTTCGCCAGCGGCATCACGATGCAGCGGCAGTCCTGTGCTCGCAGCACGACCGCCGACTGCTCGTTCTCGGCCTCGATCTCAATCGTCTCCTCGTCATCGAACGACCCGCAGCCGAGCCACTCCGTGACGAACCGCGGGTCGAGGCTCACGCTGCACGTGTCGCCCGACTCGACCAGATCACACGTGCATGACGCCTCGCCGGCCTCGGCAGAACAGCTCGTCAGATGCAGCCCCTCGCCCGTGAAGGCAAACGTCACGCCCTTCGACTGCTCCGAGGTGCAGATCGCGGCCTGCCGGCACGCCGCACGCAGCGCCCCGACCACAGCCGACGACGGCTTCACCGTCCGCGTCGGCTCTACGTCACGCCAGTTCGGGAACCGGCCATCGACTAGCACCGCCCGGATCGTCGTGCCGCCGATCTCGGCCACGATCATCCGGTCACTTGCGTCGATCTGGATGCGGTCATCCGATCCCGCCAGCCGGCACAGCACATCGACCACCCGTCGCGGCACAATCGGGGCTCGCCGCTGCCCGTTCTTCGGCTCACGCACGAAGTCATCGGTGGACACGTCCACCTCGCACTCAGCCACGCACATCCGCCGGCCATCGGTGCCGATAAGCGACAGCATGCCCTTGTAGAACTCGATCAGCACACCACCGAGGGCGTAGCGGCTGCTCTCGTTATCCGTGGCGAAACGGACGGAATTCATCAGCGTGACGAACTGGTCACCCGGCAGATGTACCATCGGCTTCGCGTCCACCTCGCCGGCTGCCGGGAACTCCCGAGCGTCTTCGACAGGCAGTCGCCACTGGCCACGGCCCGAGCGGACGATGCACGACGTGCCGTCCGCCAGTAGTTCCACGGTGTCGCCCTGGTCGAGCGACCCGACGATCTTGGTCAGCCGCTCATGCGGCAGTAGCAGATCCGGCCCGTCATAGCAGTCGAGAGGCGTCGTGATCCGCAGTTCGAGGTCCGTGCCCGTCAGCGTCTCGCCGGAGAGCAAAACGTTCGACAGGATCGGCTTCGGGCTGCGGGCCTGAACAGCCGGGGCCACGGCGTGCAGCGCACGCTTGAGGTCTGCCACCGACACGCTCGTGCCGGTCACACGCTTCTTTCGTTCCTTCGTTGCTGTCGTCATTGCGAGATTCCTTTCTCAACTGGAGTGAAACACCTACCGCCACCCCGAGTGCGAACGTGCACGCGAGGAGAAGTTCGCCAATCGCCACCATCACGAAGTCACTGATGGTCATGCCGCACCGCCTTTCTGTTCGCCGTAGCAGACCCGACGAAGCAAGTCGCGCTCCGCTTCCGCCACCTCCACCGCCGACGCCAGCGTCACGCAGCGGTCGGCGGTCTTGTCGATGGCCTTCGCCGCCAGGAGCAAGACGATGGCGGTCATGTTCACCGTGTGCTCGTCGCGGGCAGCCGCCCGGCACTGCTCCGCGATGTCGCGGAGGCTGAGGGGTTCAAGGCCGCTCATGCGCCACCTCCGACAAGCTCGAGGCCGGCTGGCGTGAGGCGGATCGTGCGGCCGGAGCGGTCGCAGTAGGTCAGCATCCCGCGTTCGCGGAGTAGCCGTACGTGCGTCTGGCTTGCGTTGGGACTCGCGAAGCCGAAGGCACGGCAGATTTCCCGCCGCGTCGGGCCGTAGCCCTTCTCCGCGATGTAGGAGGCCACCCAGCGGAGGATCTCCACTTGGCGGGTGGTTGGGGGTGGGGATTCGATTGTCGTGGTCATGGTCATGCTCCGATGGCTATTGGCTGGATGTCACCGCTCGGCGTCACGCGGCCGAACTGCGGAATCTCCCCGAGCAGCCGACGCCGTGCGTAATTCAGCAGGCGAACGGCAGATCGCGAGTGCATCTGCGGCAGCTTGTCCAAAACTCGCTGCTCGATGTCGTCAAAGTCAGCAGCCGACGACATGTCGATCAGCACAACGAAGTCTTGCGAAAGCCGCTTGTCTTCGTCGTCGTTGATGTTCAGTTCCAGCTTCGGCTCGGGCTTCGTCGTCTGACGCATCGCTTTCCTCTGCGACAGCCCTAGCTCGCGGTATTCGTCCAGAATCCACTTGAGTTGCGGGTACAGCGTGTCGCGGGTTCGCTTCACGTTCTTCAACGCCGCGTAGAGCAAGTCCTGATCGACTCGCTCGTGGCTCAAGTCGTCCTTCCACAGACGGCGTTCCTCGTCTGACCACTGGCACTGCGGCCAGAGCTGGTTGATCGACGTTCGGTTTTCGTCCCACGTTCTCACAGGTTCCCTCCTGCTGGCTGACGTTCTCGGTGCTTCCGTGCATCATGCTTGGGGTGGTCAAACTCCCCAGCCAAGATCTTGTCTACGAACTCAAAGAACTTCGTGACCGCCAACGGCTTCTCGAAGAACTGGCACCGTGGCAATCGCTCCATTGCCAGCCGTGCGCGATCCAGCCAACCTGGCGTAGCGGCGTAGTCCACCCACGCCGAAGGGGCGATGAGAGGCTCCCAGCGGGCCGCCCGATCCGTGACGTTCCAGAGGGGCACAAACTCAGCCCATGCCTCTGCTGCCCAGCCAGGACGGCGAAACTCGTTTCCGCTGTGTGTGTGTGTGTTTTCTAAGGGAGAAGGGTTAAGGGAATGGGGAGAGGGGAGAAGGGAGAAGGCCCGGCTAGTTCCGGAATTTCCGTGACCGGCCGCGGAAGTTCCGTGACTAGTCATGGAATTTCCGTGACTTTGCGTTTCGCCCGTGTTTTGTGGGGGTTCTGGCAGTCCCTCAGACGTTTCCTTTGGGTGCGGGTTCTGGTGCTTGGCGAACCCGTTCACTTGAACGAACGTCCTGCCGTCAACGGTGTACAGCTGGACAAAGCCGCGGGCCGCAAGCTGCTCCATTAGGCCAGCCACATCGCAGTTGTCGTATGGCAACAGCTGCGCCTTGATCTTGGCGTGGCGGCACTCCATGCGGCCGTCGCGGTCAACGAGCGTCCAGAGGCCAGCGAACAGCAGGCGGGCCAGCGGGTCGCACTCGGCCAGCATGTCATTAGAGAAAAAGCCGGGCTTAAGAAGGCGTGTCCGTGCCATCCGTGGCTCCTTCAGTTTGCGGTGGTCCGGAGTTGATCTCGTCGAGCACCTGGCTTTGAAACTGCGTCCATGACGTGACTCGCTTAGCGAGCCACTCCAGCCACTCAATGCTGACGCCGACGGCCTTGGCGTCCTCTAGCAATTGCATGCATCGCCAATCGTTCAGGTAGCGGCATCGGTTCCGAAGGATGCCGCGGATGTAAAAGAGCTTTGCAGCGCCAGGGTTCTTTTCATCAGCCTTTCGGACGGCCACTACGCGGCCGATCTTCCAGAACCACTCATTCGTGACGCCATCGCGATCATCCTCGACGCGTGATGACTGCATCGCCCTGTCGGCTGCTTCGTGTATCGCGCTACAGATAGCGTCAAACCCGTGGCGTTTGATTAGCTTTCTGATTTCGTCACGCGCGGATGGAGTCCATGTGCAGCCCGCTTGGCCGATTGACTCAAACCAAAGCGACTGGGCCAGATCGACGGCCTGGTCATTGAGGTCAACGAGCGACATATGCCACTGATGCAGCATTTCCAGTTGCTGCCGTCGCTCTTCAAGGTCTTCTAGTTGCGACCGCCGCTTTTCAATCGCGGACGAATCCGAGAGTCGCTTATCCGACTTGCCAGCGTTGCACGCGCGGCAGGCTGTCGCGAGGTTCAGCAAGTCATTGGTGCCACCTGCCGCGACGGGCGTGATGTGGTCAATCTCTAGCACCACGTCAGGGGCCTTGCCGCCACAGTATTGGCACGTGAATGAGTCTCGCTTAAAGACCTCGAACCTCACCGACTTCCGAATTGCTTCTCTTTCCATCTCTTCTTTCCTTTGTGTTCAGCGGCGAGGGTCTTTCAGCATTTGCCGCAAGTTGGCAAACGCCATCTCCATGTCGCGGAAGACTGAGTGGCCCCAAGGCTTGCTATAGAGGTGCATCATCAACAAATCGTCAAACAGCCTCTTGCCCTCAATAAACCCGTAGAGTTGCTTTTCCACCCCTACAGCGTCATCGCAAAAAACGATTGACCACTCTCCGAACGTCTTGTGCACGTACCACCCTTCTTCGTCATCCATGCGCTCAATAAGATCGTGCGGGAAGACAATCGTGTTTGACTTCCTTCCATTGCACGTCTTGCAAGCAGTCACTTTATTGATGTCGTGGTCGCTTCCGCCTCGTGATCTCGGTATCAGGTGATCAACTTCAAGCGCATCTGAACCAGGCATTGCGCCGCAATAGCGGCACGCAAACCTGTCTCTGTGCAAGATCTTGAACCTCGCCGTCCTGTCTTGACGCCATGCAGTCTTCATTCGATTACTCCTTCCTCAACGATCACCACTTCCGCCTTCATCTTCCCCCTCGTCTGCAACCATTCCCTCCGATACGCCTCAAACGAACGCGGCCCAAAGTCCTTGACCCAGTTCACGTACGCGATCACGCACTGCTCGATCTCGGGATCGCGGTTCTGCTCATCTCGCTGCTTGCGTGCGGCGAGTTCATCTCGCTGCTTCTCCTCTTTCCATGACAGTTCTTTGGCCATCCGTAGCTCCTTTTCCATTCCGCCCCGCCGCGTCGAAGCGGCTTTCGCGCCTATCGCGAGGGCGGCCTGCACCTACAGCCACGGGCAGTCAGGAATCGGGAATCGTGCATCAGCCCTGCAATACAACTTGCTGAGGCTGCGTCCTTCGAGAAACGCGCGAAGCGCCGTGCATGAACGCATAAACAACTCCTGCCTCGCTTCACTTCCGCCTGCATTCAGCGGAGTTGTCAGCAGGAACTCACGCAGCTTGATGGCCGCACTCTCGTCCGGTGCAGCACCGACTCCCGAGTGAAGCAAAGACTTGAACCGTTCCAAGTCAACGTGACTCTGAGTGAACCAAGCGGAAGCAATCGCCGCAGACACTGCGGAATTTGAAAGACCCCTGCACGCCTTCGGCGGAACCGCAAACGCCATGGCATCGGCGACGTGCTCGCAAAAAATGGCGAACTTTCCAGTGTCAAAACACTGGTTGTTCCATACCGTCTCGTTCCTTGCCGCGTGGTAGTCCTGCCACAACGCCCGACAAATTGCCACCTCCGTCTGCGACAACTTCATTCCCATGAAGTTGAGGACGTTGGTGATGGAACGCGGCCTGCCACTGTCGATGGCATGAATCAGTTCTTGCGAAAGCCCCCACGTGACCATCATTTCAACAGGCGTATCGCCGCTGGCGATTGCGGCCAAGCGATGCTGACCATCGGCCAAGCTGCCGTCAGCGTAAAAGGCGATGCCTTGGTGCGTTATCTTCCACTTGCCTTCAGCAATTTGCTGACGCATCAGAGAAACGCGATGCTGATTGATCGGCCTGTTGTTCTCGTTCTTAAGCAACCACTCGGATGCCATCTCTGGTGTCACAAGCACGCGCCGCGTCGAAAACCCATCGCACACTGCGGTAGCCATATCTCGTCTCCTTTGCTCTCGCGATTCCTTTCACCAACCCGGCCGCACGTCAACGCGACGCCGCCGCAACTTTCCATTCCCGCTCGTGCCGCCCACTCGCGCTCCTCACCAGCCGGCCCGTCTCAGCGATCAACCCGGCCTTGGCGAGTTCATGCAGCCGCCTCCCGATCTGATGCGGGACTAGGCCGCAACGCGCCGCGATTGCTGACGCACCGCCTGGAGCCGCGGCCAGCGCCTCGAGGATCTGCCGGTGGTGCTCGCCGCGGAACCGCTTGGCATCCGCAGCAGCGATCCGGCTCGTCACCGGGTCGGTGCGGCGAAAGAGCGGGAGGTCTTCTAGGTCTGTTGTCATGTGTCGGCACTCCTTTGCCTTTGTCCGTTTCACATCAACTGAGGAGGCTTCGGAGTCTTGCTCCGCAGCTGGGACCAATCGCAATATGCCTGCTCGAAAAGTGCAGGCGACCGATGCCCGAGGTGAAGCCGGCCTGAGCCAGCCTGGGCCATCTCGCAATGAGTCGCTGAAGAACGCCTCAGGAACTTCGACGTGCCAGCGACTCCGCAGCCGTCGAGGTGCGACCGCATGATCCGCATGCATTGGCGAGGCTTGGCCACCCACCCCAGAATCCGCCCGTCGGGCGAGCGGGCCAGCATAGCGTGCACGGCTTCAAGGCACGCAGGGGAAAGGGTTCGCGTCAACGGATCGCCCGTCTTGCTCTGCGTCCACGAAAGCGAATCGCCGTCGAGCTGGTCGCCGCGGAACGACATGACATCTCCGAACCTCGCGCCGGTTTCGTAGCCAAGAAGCAGCCACGCTCGCAAAAACGTGCCGTGATCGGCACCGCTGCGCAGTCGCTTGCCATCATGCTTGCTCGCGTTGGCGACGACGGCCTGGAGTTGCGATACCGTCCACGCCTTCGTGGGCTTGCGGCGAGCCTTCATCCGCATCACGCCGCGAGGCGCGACATCCATCAAGCCGGTTTCGTAAGCCCAGCGCCAGAGCGAAAGCAGGATCGTCCGCTCACTGCGGACGGTGATGCCGCTGACCTTCTCAACGCGGGCCAGCAAGTAGCGGTTGATCCGCTCGGCCGCGACGACGCCCGCGCGTCCAGCAATCCGCCTCACATTGTGCGAGTAGAGATTGGAGACATGTCGCTCAGCGAGATAGAGCGGTGCGATCTCTGAGAATGTCGTGGGCGTGCTCATTGCAGGTATTCCATTCCTTCCGTGTATTGGCCGCGTGACGTGCGGCATCCGGTCGAGTTACTCTTGGGAGGCGCGAGCCTCGACTGCGGTGGTCTGTGCGATACTCCCGCGGAACGACCCATGCGGCTCCGATGACAGCCGCTCGGCAAGGGTGTGCCGGTCGCAAAGTCAGTAGCCAAGACGATCCGCCAACGCTTCCTCTTGCTCCGTGCGTGGTCCGTTCGTGCCACCTCGCAGCCGCACCGGCGGCAGGTTTCGCCACCGCTCGCGAGCCGCCGCCTCTCGCCTCCGCTCCTCGATGGCTTCTGCTCGCGACTCCTCTTCGATGTCGCGATCAATGGAATCGAGGTAGGCGTTCCATCGCCGGTTCGACTGCATCCGATCCTCGTCAGGTTCGCGGTCGTCAGCGTCCATGCGTCTCGTCTTTCGATCAGAAGGGGATGTGGTCAGCATCAACCGCAACCTTCGCGGCTGCCGTTCGCGGTGCCGCCTTCGGCTTGCTCGCCGCCGCCGGCTGGGCAGGCAGGTACTTCTTGACGACGGCCGAGACCTTGCCAGCCTTCGACGTGTAGTGACTCACCTCGACCGTGATGACACGCCCGACCAGATCGTTCGGATTCAGGCTGAGCACGCCGCCGGCCACGTCGTTGCCGCACGCCGCGGCCAGCTGCTTCGCACGCCAGCCGAGATGCTGCGGGATGTCGTCAAAGACAAACCGGAACCGGCCGTTCACGGCCGACAGACGCAGCGACAAGCAGTCGCCGTTCGGGTTCTCGTCGCACTGCTTGTAGGGGTTCGCCTTCTCTTCCGCCGACTTGATCTCCATCAGATGCGTGCCCGCCGGCACGATGTCGAACTCGGCAGGCGTGGTGGTCATGGGGTCGTCTTGCTGAATGGTGAAGTCCATTTCTCTCGGTCCTTTCTGTTTCAGGCCACATGGGCCGGGGTGTTGCTGTTCTCGAACGCCAGAGCGACGCGCCTCTGCGAGGCGATCCGCCCAATCTCTTCCGCCGTAGCCTGCGTCATGCGTCCACTCACGACTCGGTCGGCCAAGGCCATGACAAGCTGGTCGATCCGCTCCACCGTGGTGGCGTCGGCAATCGCCTTGCTGGCTGACGCCACGACGTTCATGTCGATGTCCACCGGGAACGGTGCCGGCGAAGCCACCGGCTCGCTGTCTGACAGCCACGCAGCAAGCTTGCGGCCCGTCTCGACCGTGATGGGCTTCGGATCGCCGGAGAAAAGTCCAGTGCGGTCCTTGCTCACCGTGGCGTAGTGCCCGTTGTGAATCAGATCCAGGCAGACCGTGAACTCGTACTCCAGGCCGTCGCGGGCCTCGAGCTTCATGCCGAGCTTCTCGACTCGCTTCTTTCCGTTCGGGCCTTCCGACTGAGCAGTCTCGGTCTTTGCCCGCCCGGTGCAGATCATGTGCTTGGGCGAGTGGATGATCCGATCTACGAACCGCCGCCACCGCGGAGTGATGACGCTCCAGGCGCTCCACGTATTTCCCTTGAACGATGCCTTGGCAACGTCGTCAAGGATTTCAAGGCATCCGCCGGGGCCGCTCCAGCACTGCGTCACCGAGTCGATGACGATCACGTCGTAGCCAGCCTTTTCGGCTGCGTCGATGGCTTCGATGTAGGCTTCCGGCGTGAACGGTGGCCTCAAGTCAATGACATCGAATTCATAATCCGAGAAGTTCGGATGCCTCTGGTCGTAGGCGTCGCTTGAGCCTTCTTCCGTGTCGATGACGACACATCGACCACCGAGCCCGCGGGCAAGTTCCAGCCCGCCCCATGTCTTTCCGCTGCCGCTCGGTCCTGAGAGCAGTAGCCGCAGTTTGGTGGCACTGCGGCGGGCCTTTCTGATCTGAACCATGTCGAGTTCCCTTCGTTTTCGTTCCGTTGTGAAATCCCGCTCTGCGTCATGCTCGGCGGGCTGATCCATCCCTTCCGTGGTCTGCCGGTTCCACCGGCTCCTTTCCGCCCGCTGGCCTCCTGCCGGCTGGCGTTCCTTGTTCGCTAGAACGGCACCGCCTGGGCGTCGGTGACCGCGTAGTGCAGGCTGCCGCGATCCGGCACATGACGCCGAACGTGGTAGGTGTCGTCGGTGAGCACCTCGACCACGACGCCAGCGAGCAACTCGCCGGCTTCGTGCCACTTGATCCGGTCGCCAACGGCGTAGGTCGTCGTGAGCTTGCCGTCGCGGATGACGCCGCGACCGCCGTAGGTCTCGTTCATCGCGGCCACAGCACCGTGGTATTCCGCATCACCGGGCATCATTTCGCTGTTCATGCGTCAAACTCCTCTGGTTGGGGGGCGTAATGTACCCGCGTACATATATGGGTCAAGGGTCTACTAAACGATTTTTTGTGCCATGTTTTCCCGTGCGAAACGCACATTGGCGGTACTCGATTGCAGTAGCGTCATTGAGCCCCCACCAACGGTGCCGCAATGCCTAGGTCGGCGAGCGTCAGCACGGCGGGATCGCACTGCTGCGGGGAAACCAGCCACGAATAGGACCGACCGCTCGGGTGAATCGAAGGCGGCAGCACGCTCTGCGCTGGCCTTCCGCCCATGCGTATCTCCAAGCCACCACGCTTTACCCAGCCGCGAGCCGGCAGCGGGTCCGCAAGGCGAAACAGGTGGTGCATGCCACGCTGGCTCGACCAGCACGGCGTCTCGATCTCGCAGAGCGGCGTGCCGTCTGCCGTCTCAAGCTGGCGGAACATCTCGCAGCCCGCGATGTCGTCGTATTCGATGTCGATCAGCCCGCCCGATCCGCAGAGCAGCCCGACGTTGTCGCCGGCCGCGAGCCACGCGGCGATCTCGGAGGGGTCGGAACTGGCGAGCGTGTTCCACGCCATGCCGAGCGGCGTCTTGCCGCGACGGGCAACGCGGACGCAGGAGGCACCGCAATCGAGCAGGGCGAGCATGTCAGGGTCGAGGGGCATCGGAGGGGCTCCAGGGTCATGGGCAAGCTTGGTTTCGTACGATTCGTGCATATGTATACGCAGGTCTTTGCATATCGTCAACGGACAATTCCTAGGGCAGCGTCGGCAAGGTCGAGAGTCGCCCTGCCAAGCTGCCGCAGACGCCCAGGCTCGGGATGCGGCTGGGGCATCGGCTGATAGGCAGGCTGGGCGTAGGGTTGCTGGCTGGCGATCCGCGTGGCGATCTCCAGCATGGCGAGCCGCTGGCGGGTCTCGACCAGCATGGAGCAGCCGGCGGCGAGCACGGCGATGATGAGCAGGGCTCGAAGCGTATCGTGGATCATGGCAGTCCTTTGTGTGTTCGGTTGCCACCCGTTTCGCGGCTGTCGGCTGGCCGGGTGGCCCCACCTAAATAGTCGTTTCGCCTAGCTGGCACGCGATGGCAGTCTGCCGGCATTCCCCTCCAGCACAGCCCGTTCGTATTCGGCAATACGCAAATTGCGGCGAGCAGCTTCAGCGAGGGCCGCCTCCTTGTGGCTCATCCGGCAAGAAGGCTTGCCCTGCACGACTGCCAAGTACCACCCGCGACTATCTCGAAACACCTTCCAGTTGACGCTCTTCATTGACGTGTCCTCGTGTTCGTGGTGATGTTGCCCGCCGGCCCTGTTTTGCCGGCGGGCGAGCTGATTGGTCAGGCAAAGCAACTGAGTGGCAGGCGAATGGTCGCCTTGTCGATGCCGCGTCCGATTGAGCGAAAATCCGGGCTGACAGTCAGAACGTATTCACCGATGAGATGAGCCCACTCGACCTGCCGAACGACGTAGTGCCCGCCACCATTCTTGGTGCAAATCTCGTCGCCAGCCTTGACCGTGCATCCACCAGCGACCATCTCGTCAGCCATCATCCGAATCCCCTTGATCGTTGCGGCGTTCATCGTTTCGTCTCCCGGTTGGCGTCTGCGAGTCTCATTCGCTCGCATGCCCCAATCATATCGGCAGATCATTGCATATTCAATAGGGGTAAATGCCGGGGAAACTCACTTTCCGAAAATTTTTCAGCCGCCCTTGGCTTTGCGGGCGGGTCGGGCTGACTTTGCAGCCCGCTTGGCTGGCCTCTTGGGATCGGCCGTGGCGTCGTCGTCCTGCCCGCTGCGGTCCCGGCCACGAGGGAATCCC